GCCGAGACGAACACGCAACACGTTGTTGGCGTCATAGACCGAGACGTTCAGTGAGTTGATCACCAGACGCCCCTGCCCAGGAACGATGCCGTTTATTTCAAGCGTGCCGTCTTTGTTCAGGATCCAGCCTTGCTGGCCGGGGATGTAGTTGGTGGAGCTGATGTAGCTGCCGATCTTGGCGTTGGTGATCGTTCCGTCCTGAATGAACGCCGAGTTCATGAACACCTGCCCGCCCTGCACGGCAAACGGCACCGCGATCGCACCGCCGGCAATGGTGTTGACGATGGCGAAGCGATCAGCGCTGACCAGAAACTGGCTTTGCAGTCCGGCGCCGGTGTTCTCGATCCCGAGACCGATGCCGGCAGCGACGTACTGCCCATTCGCCGTGACCTGCATCTTCACCGACCACATCGTGCTCAGCTTGCCGGCCGTATCCGCGTAGGCTGTTGACGTCTGCTGAATGGCCGCCGAGTTTTGCCCGACGGAAACATTCAACTGCTCGATCTTCGTCGCGGTCGCCGATTCGTTCGTGGCCACCACCTCCTCCAGTTCGGTGATGTTCGCCGCGTTCTCGCCGATTTTTGCGTCGAAGGTCGTAACGCGCCTCGCCATTGCTTCGTTCTCGGAGGCGCGAACCTTCGATTCGGACGCAAGCGAAGCGGTGCTGGTGTAGCTTTTGATCGCGTCTGCGAGATCGCCAGCGCCGTCGTCGTCTCGATAGGAGGCGCGAAGCGCTTCGAATGCTTTGGCTTGAGCGGTGACCACACCGTCGATCTCGGTAATATCGGCGGTGTTGGTTGCCACTTGCTGGGCGAGGCCGTTCGCCGTTTCCACCGTCTGCCCAACATCGAGCCAGTAGAGCGGGTTCGGCGGCGGCATGTTGAGCGGAACCGGACCAGTCGCCTGATAGATCCGTTTGCCCTGCACCACCAGGTCGTATTCAACGTAGGTGGCTTCCGGGTCGTAACCTTTCAGGCCGTCGAGCGCGTCGATCTGCGCCTGCAAGCCAGGAATCTTCTCGATTTCTGCCAGCAGATCCTCGCCGAGTTCCGTCTCGGTGATTTGTCCGGCGATCATTTCCAGAATGGCAGCGGCATCCGAACTGGATTGCCCCTGCACACCAAGCCCGATCGGATACCACGGACCGATGTTGCCGATCTTGTCTACGATGCGCCCCCAGAAATAGAAGGTCACACCGGCGCGCAGGCCGAGCATGGAGAAATCGCTCTGCGGATAAGCCAGGTCTGTCAGCTTGGTCGCAGCTTCCAGCTCAGTCGTCGGCCCGTACCAGATCTCCGTGCGCTGGCTGTCCTCGGCCCCAGCAGGGAATCCCCACTTGAGGTAAATGCCGAACAGCAGCGGCGTGGCAGTCAGGAACGCCAGCGCCGGCGGCAGCCCTTGCTTACCGCTGAGGTTGGTCAGGATCGAGTTGCGCCACGGCGACGTGATGTCGAACGCGCTCACCGCGCGCACCCGGGCCACATAAGCGCCGGCGTAAATGCCGACCACGTCAACGTTGGTCATGCCGGTGCGCTGCAGCTTGATCCAGTTGCCGCTGTCCTTGCGCCATTCGACGTCGTAGCCGACCGCGCCGTCCACCGCAGGCCACGTGATTGTCATGGTGGCCACGGCCAGGCCCTGCACGACCGATGAAGTCGACGACAGCGACACGCTCGCCGGAGCCGGCACAACGGTGATCGGGATCACGCTGATCGGACGTTCTTCCAGGCGTGCGCCGGTGTCGATGAACGCAAACTTGCTCGGCTCGAACTGGAGCGCGCTGATTTCATAGTCGCCCTCGGTGGTGCGCTTGGTGCGCAGCACGCGATACAACGGGATTGCCAGATCATCGGCGTCGAGCGCCCATTGCAACTGCGCCACCGGCGGCTGGCTGTAGGCTACCGTGACGGTCACGGCGCGGCCGTTGACGCTCTGCACGGTACGCCCTTCGGCACGGCCGCCGGGCAGGTTGATGATCAGTCGATCGCCGGCTTTGGCCTGGGTGTCACGATCGAGCGTAATCACCCGCCCCGCCACTGCCGAGATCCGGCCGCCGACTTCACGACCAGCGAGCAGCGAATCGGCAACCGGGATGATATGGCCAGGCAGCGGGATCACGCCTTCCATGCCCGTCTTGAACGAGACGGTGCGGTCTTGGTTGTTGCTGAGGATCGCCCACTTGCCACGGCGCTGGGCCTCGGATGCACGGGTGCAGCCAATGGCGCTCAGTTCGGTCGGCCGGTCGCCATATCGGCGCTGCAGATCCAGGTCAGCGAACGGGATGACGTCGGTGTCGTAGTTGTTCGCCGGGTTGTCGTAGCTGACTAGCGCCCGGGTGTACCGCGTCTTCGCAGAGGCACTGCCGTAGGAGAACTTACCGTCGATCACGTTCGACCGGGTGAACACATAGTCGAAGTCCTGCGCGCGCGGCATGTCCGCCTGCATCACCAGCTGGCCTTGCGCCCAGTACGTCATGCCCCGGTAAATCGCCGAGATGTCGCGCAGCAGCGACCATGCATCAGCCTTGCCCTGCAGGTTCATGTCACAGAGAAAGCGCGGTTCCTGGCCGCCCAGTCCGTTCGGCACCAACTGATCGCAGTATTGGGCGATCCGGTACAGCTCCCACTTGTCGACCATGAACGGCTTGATTCGCTTGCCCAGCCCGAAGCGGTCTTCGGTGCAGATGCCGTAGGTGATCCATGCCGGGTTATTGGTCCAAGCCGACTTCATCGAACCATCCCACGTCCCGGTGTAGGTGCGCAGGATTGGGTCGTAGTTGCTCGGCACCATCCAACGGCGGGCCTTGCACTTCACGGTCACGGCCGGGATGTTGGTGAACTGCTCGGCGTCGAATTCGATGTAGAGCAGCGCGGTGTTCGGGTAGCGCAGCTTGGCGTCGATGACCTCGGTGTAACCGGCCACCAGCATGGTGTCGGCGATCTTGTTGGTGTTCTGGTTCGGCGTCAGGCGGCGCACGCGGATCTGCCAGCCAGTGGTGGCGTCGGGCAGATCGATGCGGCGGGAGCGCTCGTAGCGCGTGGTGGTCTTGCCGTCGACTGCGTCCACCAGCACCTGCTGATAGGCGCCCCCATCGGTGGCCACGTCGATGGCGTACTCGATCCGGTAGCCGCCGATATTGCCCTGGTCATCAGACCGTTGCAGCGCCGGCCAGGCCAAGCGCATGCGCACGGCGGAAAGCTGGGTGTTGGTGATCGAGCGCACCCACGGCGAATCGCTGCGCAGCTCAACGTTCAGCGACGTCTCGTTCTCCACCGATGGGATGCCAGGGATGTAGGTCTGATCGACCGATCCCGGGCGCCAGTCCCACTTCACGTTCGGGAAGTTGTAGTTGCCGCTGGCATCGCGGATCGGCGTGTTGTCCAGGTAGATGTCGTAATCGGTTGGGACGCTGTCGAACTCACCCTCGCCCACCGCGATCAGGAGCTTGGCCAGGTTGGTCGAGCGCAGGCTGTCGCTGGCTTCGGTCGGCGACTTCGGCTTGCTGCTGCCGCCCTTCTCGCCGCGGATATCGATCTGTACTGCTGCGCCCATGCTTTCCTCCAGGCATAAAAAAACCCGCCGAAGCGGGTTAGGTGGTGATCTGTGCGGTGGAGCTTATGAAACTGCTGGCAGATGGAGAAACTCTAAAGACAGGTCTTGGCGCTCGCGACGCGGCGATCGATTATCCATCCCATGCTGCCGCTAGTGTAGAACCGAACTACGGTTTGCCCTTTTTCGCCGATAACGTCCGCCATTTCTCTGTTTCCGGCGTTAACCACAGACTTCCCACCGCCTGGGCGAGGCTGAAGGCTCACCGCGTAGTGGACCCCCGCCAGCGACTGGTTTTGCCAGGCATAAAGGATGCATTCTGCGACCTGCTGCTCCGGCTTCTGGGTTGTGAAGGTCTTCTCAGGCCCCTCTGCCCGCATATCCTGGAGTGATGTGGTACAGCCGCCCAGAGCAACAGCACAACTAACTGCCGCGATTATCCTTTGCATCGTCTTCCCTCCAAAAAATGGCGAATGTATCACCGGCCGGTCCCAGGCCGTTAAGCTTTGTCTTCAGCCAGGATTGACGCAGAGATGATCATCCCGCCCCACCGGCGTTCGCCGATGCAGATCGGTACCGGGTTGCCGCTGGCCGTGGTGTTCTTGGCGCTGCCGAAGGCGTAGGACGGGGAGTTTTCGGGGGAGGCGCTTTGCTTCAGGCCCGAGGCTTGCGGGCTGAGCATTTGAATGACGCCGCCGGCAACGAGTGCGATGCCAACCGGGGCCAAAGCCTGAAACCCCGGAATGAACGATGCAGCAATCAGGACTGCGCCGATGATCGTTTGAAGCAGGCCAGCACGCTTGCTGCCGCCAACCACCGGCACGATGCGGATTTCCTGAGCGCCGCCCAGCGCGAAATCCTTCTCAGGTATGTTCTTTCTGTTCCTGAAAATGGCGAAGCGCAGACCGCGCCGCTCCAAGTCTTTGATCGCTGCGTCGAACCCCTCCAGCGTGCACTTCAGCGCCTTGAACGCCTCCCCTACGGAACGACTGCCCAGTTCGCGGTAGTGAACTCGGCCGAACAGTTTAATCAGCGGACCCGATAGAAGAATGGTCGTCATCATTGGGCGGCAATGTGCAGTTGCTGTCACGGTTTTCTCCAGACATAAAAAAACCGCCTTTCGGCGGCTGTTTTTTGGGTGTTCAAAGGCAATCTTTTATCGCCTGCTTCATGTCTCCTCGGCCATAGCCCGGCGACCATGCCATGCGCTGATACAGCGTTACGGTACTGCCCTTCGGTGCTTTGCGTATATCCAGCAGCTCGTCGGTCATATTGTTGCTCGCGACCAGCAATCTGTATCCGTTTTCTGTCTCGGACATTGAGGCATCGCTTCTGGCGTCCTGCCATTTCGGGAAAACACACAGCGCATAACGCTTGGGATCTTTCGCGGTTGTTGCCTTGAAGCTCGGGTCATTTTTCTGAAGATCCCCAGGGGATACACACCCAGCCAACAGCGCTACCGCCAACGCTCCTACGATCAATTTCATGCAGGTCACTCCTGTGGGAAAGGGTGAACGATATCACCGGGGCGAAAGGAAATGAAAAAGCCCAGCTATCAACTGGACTTCTTTTCTTTCTTCACAGGAGGCTTGGCTTCGCTAGTCTTGGGCTTGCCATACAGCCAATATGCTGCGATGCCATACAAGCCAAGAACGGTGGTTGTGGTGGTTGTCATAAATGCAATCATCACCGAGTCGGAAACCTTGAATTTCAAATAAACATAGGCGTCCGGGATCGGAAAAAACCATTGTCCGAACCCTTCTAGCAGCAGCGCAACCCAGAGAAAAGTGATCCACCCAACGGTCAAGCCAAACAGCAGCCAAGCATGCCATTTGCGCATCCCATGAATTTCGTTGTCATGCTTGCGGCGTTGATCCTGATCTAAATTGTTCTGCTCGAACGCAAGTTTCTCACTATCAATTACCTCTCGAAGTGCCGAACCTTCAGCTGGAGCGATTGGGGCTTCAAACACACTATCCGAAGTATTGGGGCTTGGCACGTCCTTATGTTCTTTTGTCATAACATTGAATGGGACGGCTGGCTAAGAATATATCGATAGAAATTTTTAATACTTTCATTGGGAATAAGCGAATTCATTCCAGTCGTTGTCCAAGCCACGCTCCAAGGTGTACCTGGTTGATGGGTCGCAGCTGAAAGCCTGACCCCGTCGGCTCCCCCATATTTTTGAGCCACCTCTCTCATGACCGCAATCTCTTCCGGTGAAAAGTATTCCATCGGGGCATACGGCACATGAGTTACGGGTTCAGAACGAAAATCCCTGACTGCCTGATAAACACTTCGAACAACTGGTCCGTATTGCCAAGCCTCAACCGGCTCGTTGATTAACGGTGCGTTGTTCTTAGCCAGCATGTACCCCTGCGCGATATATACAAGCTTCAGAAGCTGCATTGGCGTTACAGCAGTAATTCCAGCAGCCCAGCATTCGTTCAGTATTTGCTGGGCAACAGCGCGCGCATCTCTCATCGTGTAGCCCTCCCTGTACGTATCAACAGTTTCAAAATGAGGCGCGAGTCTGCACAAGTCAAGGCAAACCGTCAAATAATCGTTGACTTTTTCACCACTTTTTATGTAGCAAGCCATTTTACAGGATGGCTGTTTATTTATCCAGTAACGCCCAGCCACGCACCGATAGTAGCCTCTTGCCCCTCACGCAACGGATTCCCCAGCCCATTGCCTGCCAAAGATAGATTTCATCCTCCATTTATGAGCAAAGGATCGCCCAATGCAGTACCACTCAAATGAGTACAGTGAACGTTACAAAGAGTTTTGTCGGGTGTTTTGGATTGCTCATCGCCAAAGCAAACACCTTCAGGTTTGGTCGTTCAATTCGACTGACGACCTCAAGCCATATCTCGAAAAAATTGAGGAACTTGACGCAAAAACCCTTTTGAAAACACGCAGCATCCAGTTCAAGGGCGTCCAGCTTTACGTCGATAGCGGCGCTTCCAAAATCAAAAGCGGCTTCAGCGAAGGCAACATATTTCTTCCACTGACAAGCGTTCGCGAGGCATTCACTAAGATCGTTGATAACCCTCGGTCAAACACTTTCTACATACCGCACTCAAAAGAAGAGCTCGCGTCTTACCTAAATCACTTTCCTGAATCCGTCTCTATTTAGGTGCTGCGCAAGCGACACAAAAAGCCCGCACTCCCGGGCTTTTTTCCGCCTGTACGAATCCCCAGTCACGTCGAGCCGATCTGAGTAGTAGCTTCTGATCCAAATCCAGCTGCAAGGAGGCAACATGTCGTCATTGCTTTTTTATACGGACGCGAAAGAAGCAATCGTCGCAACAGACACGCTTTTACATTATCCCGACGGGCACGCTCCCGGGTATTCGAGCAAAGCCTTGGCTATTCCTCATCTCAAGATGATTGTTGCCGGGACAGGTTCGGCTGCTCTCTTCAACCGTTGGATCGGCTTGGTGAATGAACAAGGTTTTGCCCTCGATGTAGATGCGGTCAATCTTCATGCTCCCGAGTCGCTTCAATCCCTCTGGCGCGAACTGAATGCTCAGTTCCCCGCTATGTATGAGCAGACAGCAACGATTTATCACTTCGGGTTTTCCGGCAAGACTGGAAAAATTCATGGCTATGGTTACCGGTCGGGATCGAACTTCAAGTCCGAGTGGTTAGCTTATGGGCTGGGAATGAAACCGCAGCTCGTCGACGCTGCTGCCATTAACCTCAATTCGTTCCCAGATTGCGCCGTCGAAATCATGCGTGCACAGGCGCTTCAGGAGAGCCAAAAATTGGCAAACCGGGTCTACATCGGTGGATCAGTTCAGGTTAATCATTTGACCAGCAGCGGGTACTCAATTTACGCACTTGGCGAACTCACTTGAGCGGCGCGATGACGCAATACCAAACGCGTGCGGTCGAGCCAAGGCCCGCCGAAGACTATGACCTCTGACGGCCTGCCGTACAGGTGGTGCAGCAGAAACGGTCCGGGGCCGAACGTCGTGACATCTTCACCAGGCAGCGCAGGATCAGTGCCGAGAAAAATCCCGGCGTGGTTCGGGTAAACCGTTCGCCCAACTTCCATCACAATCATGTCGCCGCGTTGCGGCTGGTCGACGCGGTAGAAGCCGGCGGCCTCGTAGTTCGCTTCGTACAGACTGGTGTTGTCCTTGCTTTCCCACCAGCCATCGGCGCGCTTGAAGGCTTCGAACTCCAGCCCCCACTCGCGCTTGTACCAATCGGCGCAGACCTGCCAGCAGTCCCAGGCACCGTGCACGAACGGCCGTTTCAACAGCGGCACTTCACCGGTGGGAACTATGGTGCGCAGATCGCCTTCCGGCCAACTCAGGATGTGCCAGGGCATCGCCGTCGCTTCGCACATGGCCAGGTCGCGCGGTGACGGGCGGCTGGTGGCGTCCGGATGCGAATGCACCACGCCGATTACTTCGCTGATGTCCTCGGCCGCTGCGTATTGCTCGGGATCGATTCGAAACTCTTCGTTCGGCTCGGTCGAGACATTGCGGCAGGGGTAGTATTGTTGCTTGCGCCCGATCGCCAGCAGCAGTCCGCAGCACTCTTTCGGGTACTCGGCCGCCGCATGTGCTTGGATCGCATTCAAGATGTGCTTTCGCATGTCAGCTCCGTGCGATCAGGGAAACGGCCGGGAAGCCGCCGAACGGCAACGGATTGCCCTCGCCGAAGCGCGGGATGCATCCCTTGCCCAGAGTGGCGTCGCATTCATCCAGTTCTGGGTTATCGGTGATGACGCCATCCTTCGTAACGTACGGGCCGGTGTAGCCGCAGTTTGGGCCGCGGTAACCACCGGTGAGGCACCAGTGGCAAAGCGTTGTGGCCTGGCGTCCGATCGATTCGTTGCCTACGTCGCCCGGGCTGGCCAGCTCCCAGCTGACATTCTCCCCGTCCTCGTTCGTTTTCTGGTCGATGTACCAGACTTCGATCGTCTCTTGGGTCGGATCTGCCGTCGGGTTGCCTGACGGAAAGTTGGCAGCGTCGAGGTAACTACCGAGCGTGTGCCGCATTGTCAGCTTGAACTCGAGCAGATCCTCGAATGCCAGACAGAGCGCGGTGATGCGACCGTTGACGTTGCCGACCGACAGTGTCGGCCGAACTGCGGTGCCGTCGCCGTTTGCCTCGATTCCGTCAATCTGCATCGGCCAGGCGCTGTACTCGTTGCCCTGCCAGTAGATCGCTTTCGCCGGCAGTTGGTCGGCATTGTCGCCAGCGGCGATCAGCTCGGCCGGTGTGTGCGGGATCGCATGCCCGTGGAAGCGCAGAACGTCTGCGCCGTAATCCGTGCCGTCCAATTCAAAGAGCAGCACTTCGCTGCCAGGCTCAAGCACCTGGATGTCACTGATCAGCGGCATGTTTGCCCCTTATGGTTGGAATGCCCGCTCGAACGTGGCGGTGAGTTTGAAGACCCCGCCGCCCATTGGTATGGGAGCGGGATTTTTGCAGGTGAAAAGCCCGAGCTCACCGAGCGGGGTTGTCCAGAGAAACGCCTTTGCCCCGGCGTGCCGGTCGAGGAACGCCATGATCTGCTGCACCTTGGCCTTCTGACCGATGCAAGTAACTGGGTAGGAGTCCTCTTTGTTGTTCGGGCCGTCGCCGACGTTCTGCGCGTAGCCGTTGCCAAACTTCGAGGTGCGCACCCGATAATTGATGTCCGGTGTCTCCCCGCGCTCGGTTGGCCAGGTGAATCTCTCGATGGCCATCAGGCCCTCCCATTTGCATTTCGGTAGCTGGTGCCGCCCGCGCGCCAAGAGTCAGCAACGGCTTTCTCGGCCACGGCCTGCATTTGCGACTGTAGGTTTTTGGAAAGCGCTTGTTGGTCGATCTGCATGCCTTCGGAGCTGCGATCCTCGGTCACCACCGTGACCGGCGCGCTGATGCTGATTGCAGTCCCGGAACCACCGCCAGCCGCGAGAACACCCAGCTTGCCGCTGGAAGTCCGGGTCAACGGCATGATCGCCTCCGGCCCCGCCTCACCCATGACACCCGCCCGGCCGCCGGCCATCCCGAAGGCGGTCGGCGCGCTGACAATGCTGTTGGTGAAGGCGCCGCCGTTAGCGAACATCTGCACACCCGACGACCAGGCACCGCCGAGCGCCTGCGGGAAGTAGGTGCTGGAGTAGCCTGCCGAGGACGCGCCGAGATTCGAAGACGTAGCACCGGCAGATCCAGCCGCCAGCCCGTTACCGCCGCCTCCGCCAGTGAAGTAACTGGTGGCCGCACCAACCAGACTGCTCAACAACGCCGAACTGGCCTGACGGGTCGCGATCCGCGCCATGTCCGCCAAAATCGACTTGGTGAAGTCAGCAAACGACAGCTTCCCCGTCATGGCGAAGTTGACGACCGCGTCTTCCATCGAGCTGAAGGCATTGCCGAAGAGGGTCTTCGTCTGGCCGGCAATGTTGCTCGCCGAGTCTAGATAGTTGGCCCAGGCCGATGTCGCGCCCTTGGTCCAATCACCCTGCGCCGCCTCAACATCCGCGTAGTTCTGCCGGATCTGATCGGTTGCGGCCTTGTTCGCATCGGCGAGCGCCTGCGACTTTCGAGCGAATTCCTCCTCCGACATGTTGCGCGAAGGGTCAGATCGCTGGTTTTCGAGTTCCAGCGATTGTTGAGCAAACCGGTCCTGCTGGCTGTTCAGTTCGCCGTTTAGGGCGTTCTGCCGATCTCCCTGGCCAACGCCAAGTACCGCACGCTGCCCTGCCAGTTCCAATGCCCGTTGCTGTTGGCTCAAAGCCTGAACGTAGGAGGAAATCGCTCGCTCCTGCTTCATCGATCGCTTCGCTGGTCTGGGCTGCAAACTCGGCCAGGCTCAAGGCGAAGCTGCCGGATTGGCCGGCCCTCGCGCGACTCACGACCGCACCTGCAACTCATAAAGGATCGACGTGCCGGCGGGGTTCACTTCTTTCAACGGCGGCACAATTGACCAGGTGCGCCCCTGAATGATCACCTTGTTCAGCAGATCCGGAACCCACTCCAGCCCCTGCGCGGCAATCTTCAGCTTCTTGTCGCCCTGCTTGATGAGGCTGTTGTTCTGGAATTCTTGGCCGGTGAAATCGAGGAGGATGCCTTGGGCGGTCTGCTCGACGGTAGCACCTGGTGCTTCACCGCCCAACTCAGGGTCATACTCGCCCGGCTCAGTCTTACTGATGGTCACGGGCTGGCCGAACTCTGTGATCATCTCCAGAGCCATCACGGCCATTTCGTCGTAGAAGGCCATGTTGGCTCCGTTTCAGCTATGCGCGCACTGCGAACAGACCGCGCTTCTGCAGGTAATCGGCAAACTGCGTTGCGCTCGGCCGGTCCGGCGCCGCGGGCATCAGTCGGCCGCTGGTATTCGGGATCGTCGCGTACTCGCGAGTAACCGCGCCCTCGACACGCTCCAGAGTAACAGCGCCTTTGCGCTTCTCGATCGGGTCGACGTCATCGGTGTGGATCTCCGCAGCCAGCGCCATCTGGCCGTACTGGATCCGCGCCGGCAGGTAGTTGTCTGGCTTGATTTCGTAATCCAGTTCAACGCCGCGGCGTGGCCAGGACAGCGCCTGTTCGCTGTTGGACTTTCGCCCTTTCCACGTCATGCCATCCATTGCCAGCGCGGACCGGCGCAGCAGCGCTTCCTGTGCTGGCACTTCCGCCGGGATGGTTACGCCGAACTTCACGGCGTACATGGCCAGATCTTCGGCAGATGCGTAGCTCTCGGCGTCAGGTTTGCCGGTACCGTCCTCGATGATGAGAGTCATGAATCAGCTCGCTGTGGTGTGCTGGATCGGGCGCCGTGTTGTCAGCGACTGGGTGGTTACGCCTGGTGTAGATCAGCAACTGCCTTTTCCAGCGATTCTACCGAAGCATTCGCCCGATACGTCACATTGGCGGCGTCGAGTTGCGCTTTGAGGCTCGCGATCTTCTCAGCATTGTCGACGGGCTCCGCTGCTGCCTTGAGCCGTGCAACTTCGCCACGTAGCGATTCAACCTCGCCCGCCAAGTTGTCGCGTTCACCCGTGAGGGTTTCGAAACCTTCGTGAATGGCTTTCAGCGCACCGAACAAGCGGATCGGCAATTCGCCGGCGCCCGAGTGTTCCAGCTCGGTCAGGCCTTCTGCGGCTTCGATCAGCAGCACGATGCCATCGCGCTCAGCATTCAACTTGTCGATCAGCTCCTGCAGCGCGGTGTGATCACCACTATCTGCGATCAGCAGCACCGGCGCCGGTTCAACCTGCCGCACCGTCACCTCCGGCACATCATCGGCCTCTCCATCGCGACTGTCGGTGATGTTCGCGTCGATGATGCGCAGCCCGTGTTCCTTTGCCAGCGACTTCACATCTTCCCGGTACTGGTGAAACGGTCCGGGCAGATACCAGATTTTGTTGCTCATGATTGCATCTCCGCCAAGCCGGGCACACGTCCCGGCTTGGACATCAAGGGGTTACTTGGAGGCGTCACCGATCAGAGCTACACCGGCGGTGTGCTTGATGCTGGTGGCGGTCTTGTCCCAGTTGGTACCGGTCGCCAGTTCGGCGTCGGTTGGCGACTTGCCGCCGGTGGTGGTGTCCCAGGTGTAACCCTTCAGACCCAGGCCGAAGGTGTAATCGGTTTGCAGAGTGGTTTCGATACGCTCCTTACCGTTGGTGGTCTGGACGTTGCTGATGATGTCGCGGCCGTCGTGGACCAGCGCAGCGCCTTGCACCAGGGACAGGATGATTTCCTTGTTCGGGGTGCCGGCCTGCATCAGCGCAGGGGCATCCGTCACAACGGAGATCTTGCCGAGGATGTCCACCACGCGAACGTTGCCCGCCTGGAACAGCTGCTGCTGGTTCGCCAGGTTCTGGCCGACCAACTTGTGGTAGCTGGTGCCCTGCATCACCTGAGTGACCAGGTTTTGGCTCGCGTCGCCGAACTTCGCATGCGCGTTGTTCAGGCCGGCGTAGGTGATGCCTGCGGTCGCCGACACATCGTTGACTGCGGCGGCTTGGGCGGTGATCGCTGCAACCAGCGCCGTGATCGCAGTGTTCAACTGATCTTTCAGCAGGATTTCCGCGAACGCGCGGCTCGCGACTTCGATACCTTGCGCGGTTGGGCGCTCCAGCCAGGTCATCTGCGATGGCTCATAGCGGATCGGACCGAAGCCGCCGGCAACTTTTACCGAAGTGTTCTTCAGCTCGGTCAGGTCGGTGGCAGCAACGGCGGCGTTGGCGCTGTAGCGGTCAACGCGGCGCTGGGCAGCAGCCAGGGTTTGGAAGAACGACTCTTGGAGGAAGTCACCAGTGAAGCCGTCCGGGGACAGCACGATTGCGCCGCGGCTCGCAGCGTTGAACGCGGCGAGATATTGATCCAGCGTCTCGAGAGTCGCCGGCATGATGTATTCGTTGAAAACCTGCATTTGCGACAGGGACATGAGTTATTTCCTTACGATTGAGGGAGATCTGGGAACCGGCTTGCGATTGCAGCCGTGCGCTCCTCTTTGGTACCGCCGATTTTTCCTTTCGGGGCCCCGCCCCCACCACCTGCACCGCCGGCCCCGCCGCCCGATGCTTTACTGCCCGCGATCAACGGCGCGAACGCCGCGTCATTCGCGATTTCTGCTTTCAGCTCGTCCAGCGTTGCCGCCGAAAGCTTGCCCTGTGCGTCGAGGACGACGACAACAGGCTTCCCGTCGCGCTGCTCGACGCTCAGACGGCGTTCGATGTGCGGCAACAGAGCTTTTGCGCTGCCTTGAACAGCCAGGGCAGACGCGATATCAGTAGCGGTACGGCCGACAGTCAGATCCCGGATCTGCCCGCTCAGCGTTTGACGCTCCTGCTCCAGCATGCCGTTCAGCTCAGCGTCACGACGGTTGTATTTTTCAGACCAGGAACGCTCGAGCTCTTCGACGTTGCCGGACTTGCGAGCGGCTTCTTCGCGCTCCAGGCGAGCGGCTTCTTCAGCTTCACGCGCCTTCTTCTCGGCCAGCTTTTTCTCGCCGAGCAGCTCATCAACCTTGGCCTTCAGGCCGGATACATCTTCTTGCTGCGGCAGACCTTCAATGCCGAGTACGAACTTGCCGTCCTTCTCGGTGTAAAGAACGCGCACGGCTTCATCTACCCCTTCCAGGGTATCCAGTTGGAATTTCAGCATTGGTTGTCTCCCAGAGACTTAGATGCAGGCCCAGCCTGCTGTTTTTAGGGGTAATAAGTGATGTTGTGGAGGGCTACAGGCAGAAGGAGCAAATAAACACTTGCAGGAGTACTCTAGGAGCGATATATTTGCGCTCACGGAGCGAAATTATTCGCTCCTTATAGGCCCAAGGAGGTCAAAATGCAAAACCATCAGGTCATCTATGATGCGAACAACAAACCACTTTTCGTCGTCATCCCGTACGACGATGAGTACAAGCGTGCATTCGGAATTGAGCCATCGCGGGGCGCGATGAGCACCACCTACGAAATCCCGCTGGCAATCAGCCTGCCAAACGCTGGGGCCGGCGCAACTCTTGACCTTCCACGATTCGTCGAATACTGGGTGCGTTGTGGAATCCAAAGCCTTCCTATCAACAAGCGCGCCAAACCGCTTCGTGACTTCGAAGGCCGGGAGCGCTTCTCGCTTGAAGCTTTGATTCGGATCTGCTTCATCAGCGAGCCGTATCGGAACACTATGCAGGCCGTCAACGAAGTGACTGACCAACTGGTCAAAACCGGTCTGTTTCGCGAGATCCGCTTCAACCAAGCGCAGTTGCTCCCCGGTCAAATCTTTGATCGTGAGCGAGCAATCTCGCAGGCCCAGATCCAGCCATACTCGCGAACTGTCAACTGTCTCGAAATCGTTTACGAAGAAGCAGTCGAGTTCTGTAAGCAGCATCCGATTCCAAAAGAAAAGAAAATCGACTCCCAGTGGTTTAATCGAGACCGCCCTTGACTCCTTGAGGCGGGCGTTGCTGAGCACCCCCGCCGCTCGTTTTTTCAGAGATCAGCGTTGTTGAAAGCAAACGGCTCGAGCCTTTTCATTTCCAGTAGAGTCAGCGGCACAAAATTACGATCAAGCTGCAGCTCGGCGAACCGCTCGACGCTTAGCCCGCCTTCGCGGAACAGCTTCGCCCGAGCGGGGCCAATGGCCTTGTCCTGAAAAGCCGCCGGCTGCTGCTTGAGCCAATCGTAGTAGCTGAGGTCTGCTCTTACCTGTTGGGCACCGCCGTCGCCGATGGATGCGCGAGTGGCGTCATTAGCGAACAAGGCGCTGAAGCGAGTCACCGCTACCACCGTCGAGCGACAGTTGATGTGTATCGGCGGCCTCGGGCCTTCAGTCAGCTTGAACCGGCGTTTATCGAGTGTCCGGCACTGGCTGGTCGTCTTCGAATCCAGCGTACTGACCCACTCCACCGACGGCACGACATCAGAGTTCGCCTTCAGCGTTTCCATGCGTGCCTGGGTGGCGACGTGCTGCACTGCCGTCCGCACAATTGCACTGGCATTGCGATTGGTCGTGGCCAGGATGCCGTCGTTGTACTTGAGCGCCTTGGTACCGCGGATGCTCTTGATGATCTGGAAGCTGGTTTGGCCTTCGAAGAACCCTTGCCGGATCGCACCCGTGAGGCGTTGTCGCTCGGTGGTGGTGAAACCATCAATGAAAGACTTGAGCAGCTTACCGCCGTCCGCGCCGCGCACGCTGAGCGGGTTGGTGAGGATCGCCGCGCGGATGGCAGCAGCTCCAGGCACCGCCGCATCGAACGAGACGCCTACCGGCGCTGCACGGGTCAGGCTGGTCGCCTCAAACTCGGCTTCGTAGTTGGCGATATCCAGCAGATCAAGGTTCAGCTTCTCGCTGTACCGGTCGAAGATGCCCAGCAGCAGACTATCGACTTCGCTGAGCAGTCGCTCCAAACGCACAACGGTGTAATCCGTCAGATCGGCCCGGGTCAGCCGCTCGCGGATCGAGCGGTCGATCTCCTTGAGGAAGGGCGTGAACTTCGCGACCTCCCCCGACTTCAACTGCTCAAGGAAGACGGCATGGCGGATTGTGGCATCAAGGATTGCTTGGTTTGCCGCCATTCGGTATTACCTCTTCGTCATCCAGATCAGGCCCAGTGCTTTGCGCTTCCAGCTCTTCCCGGATTTCATCGTCCGTTTTCTCCGGGTTGATCACGCCGCGATCGCGCAGGTACTGCCAGAAGTCGCCCTCCGGCAGTTTCCCGCCCTGCACTGCGTTGAACAGCGCCGCCAAGATCGTCGCGTCCAAAGTGATCTGGCTGAAGTCCTGATTGAGTTTGTAGACCACTTCGCCGGATGCGTTCACGAACTCAGCCATCCACTCAAGGCACTGGCTGTAGGCTTCGCTGACGTTGCTGACCACCAGCGACAGGACGCTGTGTTCGGCGGCGCTGTCGTTGTCGGCCTGGGTTGCTGTCTTCACCGCGCTGCCGCGCTCAATCAATCGGGCGCCGAGCGACACCATGTCTTGCTTCTTGGCATCCATCGCTTCCTTCACGAGGGTGTTCGGCTCGGGTTGAGCAAATCCGCACGATCCATTGGCGGGAAGCGTCAGCGGTGCCCTTGAGCCGACGTAAATACCGTTGGCTTCAAGATGGTCGCGCCATGCTTCGTCCAGCCCCGAGATCCAGAACTGCGGCTGGCCGGAAAACCATACCGAATCCTCATAGTCCGCACTGTTGCAGTAATGACCGATGTTCAGCACGGCCATGTCATACAGCGGCGAGTCGTCGATGCTGGTGTCGTTGTTCTCGCTGCCGAGAAATTGAAAGGGGATCAAGCGCCAAGGCTGGCCGGCGCCGTTCAGTGGCGTGAACGGTGGAGTGGTCATCGAAGTTTCGCTTGAGCTCTCCTGCCATACCTCTTGGGTATAGACGCCAGCCTCATCCAGTCGCAGCACGCGATACTGGGTAATCTTTTCGCTGCCGAAACCATCATCTGTATCGATGTCCACGAATTCCTGCAGTACCACCAAGCTCAGCAGGTGCTGCCCGCCAACTTTGCGGGTCTTCCAATTCCTGATCGACTCAGCGGGGTAGCTCGCAACACTCGCTCGAGCGCGTCCGGCCTGCTCGTCCGCTTTGCTCACCGTGCCCGCCTGCACCGCGGCGTAATCCACCAGCAAACCGTGTCGGCCAACTTCGAGCAGGTGCCCAATGACCGATTGAGACTGTTGGTAAACGCTTACGCCTTGCCCGTCGATATCCGTAGACACGTAATCGAGTGCGCCGGGGACAGTGAGGGTTGGCCAAGTGCGGAACACCGCGCCGACCAAGCTGTGTTTCGTACGCCCCGTAGCGTTGTAGAACACTGCTCGCTGCTTGTAGGACTTGTACCGCTCGACGTTTTCACGGCTGGTGTCGTGATGGTTGGGCTTGGGCAAATACACATCGCCGCGAGCCTTTACAGTCTCGGATCCCTTGCACACGTCGCGCACCAGCCGCCACCGGGACTGTGCCGCGTCGTACTCCGGGCGGGTGTAGGTGACGTCTGCCATTAGCGTGCGAATCCCATTTTGATTGATTTGACCGGCTTCCTTGCGCTCTTGGCGACAGCGAAGTACCGGAATGCATCGGACGGGTGAGACGCCCAGTCGTGAAGCGGCTTGTCTTTCCAGCAGCCCTTCTTGTCGTCCCACTCTTTGCGATAGTTCTCGAGCGCGGTGATGCCCTCTTCGCACTTCGCCTCGTCGAAGGCGCAGTGAGCGAGGATCTCGCGCGCTTGGTCGATGCCGTCGTCGACGCCGATCTTTGGCACGACCTGGAACGTCATGCGGTAGTGCTGGCCGTCGATCTCGTAGCCTTCGCGCGCCATTTCCCGGCGGGTCTTTGCATCGCTGCCGAACTCGCGGTTGTCGATGTCGTGCGGCCCCCAGTGCTCGGAGTAGGTGTAACCCTTGTCCTTGAGCACCTTCATGTAGTGCCGCAGGCCTTCCCCGCTGTTCTGGTAGAAGTCGATGACGTGGTACTCGTTGCCGACCTGACGCACGAACCAGATAGCCGTGGAGTCGCCGACACCGATGTCCCAGAAGGTCATCACCGGCAGGTGACTGTTGTCTGGCAGCGTGCCGATGCGCTGAGCGGCGTAAAGCTTGGTGAACTGCTGGGCGTAGTAGGCGCCCTCGATCGACTGCTGGAAGGCTTCGGCAGGGATCGACGGGTATTCCCGCTTCATGTCGTCGCCGAGGGTCTTCTCCTTGGCGGCGTACCAGGCGCGCTGGCCTGGGTTTGTGTCGATGCCGTACTTGGCGAACAGTTCGTTGAAATAGTCGGTCAGGCGCTGCGGGATGATCGCTTCGGACGGGTCGAGCCAGTAGGCCTTGTTCTTCCACCAACTGAAAAAGAAGAACTTCCAGTCCAGCTTGCCGAGAGGCGTACCGGACAGCAGCTGCTTCTCTGCGCTCTGCGAGTAGTCAAAGAAGTAGCCCGCCCGCCCCTCCGCCGTCGATTCAATCGTGACGAAGCAATCGGTGGCGACAGCCTCGAAGGCGCCGGTGACGATCTCTCTGGCCTTATGGGGAAACTTGGCGCAGATCTTCCCGAACTCGGATACGTGCAGATACCGTAGAGTCCCGCCCCGGAAGGACGTGGACACGTAGAGCGATCCGCCTTTGCTGAACACAAGCTCACCAGCAGCATCGTTAGAAGCAGGATTGGCGGCGCGTATCTCTTTAGGCAGGTTGTCGTAGGCATATTTGACTTTCTCCCGGAACAAGCGCTTGGCGTCGTTCAGGGTGTGAGCGATCAGTGCGCACTTGGCCGACTCGAACAGAGCGGCGTCCAGCTGGATGATGCAGCACTCGGTGGTAAAGCCGAGCTGACGAGCCTTCAGGATGATGTTGCGGGTATGCATCCCATCAAAGTATTCGATCTGCTCGTCCGTCATCCGGAAGCGGACTTTCTTGCCCTGCTTGTCGGTGATGAAGTAGAGATTGTTCAACCGCCAACGCTTATCCCGGAGCAGCTTCATGTGCTCGGGCTTCATGTCAGGCGTCCTTCGATAGTTCGTCCATCATCTTCGA